ATGGTCTAACCCTCATGGGTCTGAAATATGAAGAAAGAACCGAGCCTTGGGACGGGGCGTGTGGTGTGTTCCACCCCATGATTACAGAGGCCGTTGTTCGGTTCCAGTCTGAGACGATCATGGAGACCTTCCCCGCTCAGGGACCGGTCAAAACCTTGATTATTGGTAAGCAAACCATCGAAAAAGAAGAAGCCGCCGCCCGGGTTAAGGCGGATATGAACTATCAGTTGACCGAAAGGATGACTGAATTCAGGCCGGAACATGAAAGAATGCTCTGGAACCTCCCAGCAACAGGGTCAGCCTTCAAAAAGGTCTACTACGACCCCTCTTTACAGCGTCAAATCTCTGTTTTTATCCCCGCAGAAGACGTTATTTTACCCTACGGCGCATCAAATCTGGATACATGCGAGCGGGTTACGCACCGGATGCGTAAAACTGAGAATGAAATTAAAAAATTAATGGCAGCAGGGTTCTATCGGGAGATAGATCTTCCAGAGCCAAGCAAAAAGGTCCATGAACTTCAGAAGAAAAAGGACGAAGAGACCGGATTTTCGGCAGATTTTGATGACCGTTATGAACTTTATGAGTCTCATGTCTCCCTTGTCATCCCCGGCTATGAAGATAAAGACGATATTGCCATCCCTTATGTCGTTACGATGCTCTCAGACACCGAAGATATCCTGTCGATCCGGCGGAATTATTACGAAGACGACCCAACCAAGGCAAAAAGAAATCACTTCGTTCATTACCAGTACATCCCCGGTTTTGGGGCCTATGGGTTCGGACTCTTTCACCTAATCGGCGGATATGCTAAATCAGCCACAAGCCTAATGAGGCAGCTTGTGGACGCAGGAACTCTGGCAAACCTTCCCGGAGGTCTAAAGGCAAGGGGTTTAAGAATCAAGGGAGACGACACCCCAATCAGCCCGGGTGAATGGCGAGATGTGGATGTGGGTTCTGGTTCCATTCGGGACAACATCATGCCGCTGCCGTATAAAGAACCGTCGCCTACGTTGTTCCAGCTTTTAGGGACCATTGTTGAAGAAGGTCGTCGGTTTGCCGCCACGGCGGATATGAAGATCTCCGACATGAGCGCTCAAGCTCCAGTCGGTACAACCCTTGCGTTGCTTGAGCGGATGCTTAAGGTAATGTCTGCGGTCCAAGCCCGTGTACATTTTTCGTTTAAACAAGAACTTAAACTACTTGCCGCCATCATTCGGGACTACACCGACGATGAATATACATATGAAGTAGACGGCGCCGATAGAAGTGTTAAGTCCTCTGACTATGACGATGTAGACATTATTCCGGTCAGCGATCCGAATGCGGCAACCCTCTCCCAGAGGGTGGTCCAGTATCAAGCCGTTATTCAGTTGGCCCAGACGGCACCTCAGGTCTATGACGTCCCCGCCCTACATAGGCAGATGTTGGAGGTTTTGGGGATTAAAAATGCGGCAAAGCTGGTTCCAATGGAAGACGATGAGAAACCGAAGGATCCAATCACTGAAAACATGAACGCCTTAAAGGGTAAACCCTTAAAAGCTTTTATGTATCAGGACCACGAAGCCCACATCACGGTCCACAACAACATGATGCAAGACCCCAAGGTCGCACAGATGATTGCTCAAAACCCGCAGGCGCAGATGATCACCGCCGCATTGCAGGCTCATATTGCAGAGCATTTAGGTTATCTATACCGCCGTCAGGTCCAAGAAGCTGTCGGAACCCCGCTTCCCTCTCCGGACGAGGAAATCCCGAAGGACATGGAGGTTCAGATCTCCAAGATGGTTGCCGAAGGATCTCAGATTGTTTTGGCTCAGAATCAACAGGCTGCTGCACAGCAACAAGCTATGCAGAACGCACAAGATCCAATCCTGCAGGCGGAGATGCAGAAGCTCCAGATTCAACAAGCAGAGGTCCAGAGAAAGGCTCAGAGGGATATGGCAGAGCTTCAGCTTGCCCAGCAGCGTTTGATGTTAGACCAACAAAAAGCTCAAAACACCGCACAGATCGAATCGGCAAGAATCGCCGCACAGGTTCAAAAAGATCAGTCGGAGCAAGAGATCGAAGGACTCAAACTGGGTATCGACCTTTCTAGGGGGCAACAGTGATTAACCAATTTGCAGAGGTTTTGCGTAAGAAAATCCGAGAGGATATGAACAACTACGCCGACGACTTAGCCGGTGGTGTATGTAAGAGCTTTGATGAGTATCAAAGACTCTGCGGGGTGATTCATGGTCTAGCCATCGCAGAGCGTTATCTTTTAGACCTTGCCAAAAATATGGAAGAAACTGATGACTGAAGCAACTCAGCTGCCTAAACCGAAAGGTTATAAGCTCCTCTGTGCAATCCCGGAGGTAGAGGATAGGTTCTCCGGAACCGATCTTTTGAAACCTGAAAGCGTTACCAAGATTGAAGAACACAGTACTACTGTATTATTTGTAGTGGAGGTTGGTCCGGATGCATATGCGGACCTGTCAAAGTTTCCCAACGGGCCTTGGTGCCAAAAGGGTGACTTTGTGTTAGTTCGGGCCTATTCAGGTACCCGCTTTAAAATCCACGGTCGAGAGTTTCGTTTGATTAACGACGATCAGGTCGAGGCCGTTGTGGAAGATCCCCGTGGTTATACACGCGCATAAGGAGTGACAAATGGAAGAGAATGAAATTCAAGACGAAACAGAGATTGAGATTGTTGACGATACCCCGGAAGAGGATCGTGGAAGAAAACCAATCGATGTAGAAGACCCCTCAGAAGACGAAATCTCTCAGTATGGGGAGAAGGTCCAGAGGAGAATGAAGGAGCTAACCCACGCCCGACACGACGAGCGGCGGGAGAAAGAGGCTGCACTGCGGGAGCGGGAAGAGGCTTTAAAGATTGCTCAAAAACTTCTGGAAGAGAATAAAACACTTCGCCAGAATGTCCATACAAACCAGACCGCCCTAGCCAGTACCATCAAAGCCAAGGCGGAATCAGCCTTAGAGATAGCCCGTAAGAAACTCAAGGAGGCTCACGAAGCATATGATAATGACGCTATCGTTGCTGCTCAAGAGGAACTGACAGAGGCTAAGTACAATTATGAGCGGGTAAAGAATTTTAAACCAACCCCTTTACAAGAACCAAAAGAAGAGGTATATACTTCCGAAACGCCGCAAGCGCCTAAACCAGACGAGAAAGCTTTAAGGTGGCAGGAAAAGAATCCTTGGTTTCAGTCTGATTTAGAAATGACCAACCTAGCGTATGCGGTGCATGAGAAGTTGGTCCGAAACGGGGTAGACCCGCGCAGTGACGAGTACTATGAGCGTATTGATACGCGCATGAGAGAAGTTTTCCCTGAGTACTTTGGAAAAAAAGCCAAACCAGCCACTGTGGTGGCGCCCGTGACCCGTACCACGGCAGGTAAAAAAGTTGTGTCTCTAACTAAAACCCAGATCGCTCTGGCTAAAAAGTTAGGTCTGACCAACAAACAGTACGCCGAAGAAGTTCTAAAACTTAATCAGGAGGCTTAAATGTCCAAGCGGGAAACTGAAACACGCGATACGCAAACTCGTTATGTATACACACCACCCAGCACCTTACCGCATCCGAATCCACAACCCGGATGGCAATTTAGGTACATTGCAGTGTCTGTTTTGAATGAAGCAGCCGATAACAATGTGTCTAAAAAGTTTAGGGACGGATGGGAGCCGGTTCGTGCGGAAGATCATCCAGAGTTGAAAATCCAAGGCAATAAGAACGGAAACGTTGAAATTGGTGGACTTCTACTTTGCAAAATGCCTGAAGAAAGAATAGCGGCTCGTAATGAGTACTATCAGAAGCAGGCGGCGGCTCAGGTTGAGTCGGTAGACAATCATTTCATGCGGAACAATGATCCGCGAATGCCCTTGTTTAGTGATCGTAAATCGACCACTACTAAGGGCACTGGTTATTAACTTTTTTGAAAGAGGCAAAAAATGGCATACCCCACCGTTAGTGCCCCTTACGGGCTAGTTCCGATCAATCTGATCGGATCACAGGTGTTTGCCGGAGGCGTTCGGCAACTTCCTATCCAGTACAACTATGGCACCGCAATCTTTAATGGTGACTT